GCTTCCAACAAATTTACTTGTTCTTGAAGTTGTTCACAAAGATTTTTATAATAATTTGTTAGGTAATTCATGAAAATATTTATAAAACCGAAAAAATAATGGTGGCGAGCGATCTAAATATCTTAAAGGAGATACTATGCTAGATAAAATCAAGAACTTTGTGAAATCAGTTTCATCCACCACTTGGATCCTTGTTGGTGTTGGAGTCTTTGCATTTGTTGTTTTAAGTTTGACAACTTGCCACTCAAAGTAATTTTATAATTTAATTCAGTAATAAAAAAGGAACCCAGAATATGGGTTCCTTTTTATTTTAAATGTATAATTTTTAATATTTAATTCCACCAGCCCACCATGGTTGTAGTGCCATACCATTTCTTTGTTTTGGAGTAAACAAATTAAATTTGTCTTTTCCATATTTTACACGGAATAGGTCATCAAGTTTTTGTTGTGAATTTCCAAAAGTTTGTAATGTAAAATTTGATGGACTTTGTTCAACTGAATCTTCATTTGAAGATGAAGCAGCGACATCATTAAAAACATTTGTATTGTTATTTTGGTATGGGTTTGGAGAATAATTTTTTCCAGATTTATTTAATTTTATTGTGTTTTGATGTCTTACAATATTATTCAAATATTTCATCATTTCTGGTGATGATTGTCTACCTACTGATTGTGGTGAAGACTGAACTGGAACAGAAGATGTATTAAATTCTGGTCTAGGTCCTTCATAATTTCTATTTCTCGCTTCTGCTTGTGCAGCCATTGCTTCTGCATTATGTTTAGAAATTAATTGATTTAACATTTTTGCATGACGATTTAAACGAGAAGTTTCTTCTGGTGTTTGACCTGAATTGTCTTCACTAAATCTACCAGTTTCTTTACCACCTATTCCTAAGAATCCACCAGTTTTTTCTGGACGGCCACCAAAAAATAAATGTGATTCTCCATTCATAAGAGCTCTGCTTGCCATTTCAACTTTTTCATTGTCAGACAAGTTATTCCATTCTTCTGATTCAGGGACAACATATTTTTGAGAAGAATTTCTTGATGATCCAACAGACATGGATTGTGGTTCTGTTGGTTTGGTTTGCGATCCATTTGTAGAAGTTGTTTTTGGAGCCCAAGCTGGTTTTGGTGAATATGCGCCATTTGGTATATTATCTTGTTTTGCAGTTGGTTTTGGTGCCCAATATGGTTTTGGTGAATATGCTCCCTTTGGCATATCTTCATATGAAGAATCAGTTTGACCTTCTGGATAAATTGGAAATTGACCTCTTTGTTGATCTGGATCAACTAATCCCGATTCTCTTTGGGCTGAGGCTGCGTTTGGTAGATTACCTGGTTTTACAGTTGGTTTTGGTTCAACTGATGGTTCTCTTAAAGATTTTTCTGTACTTCTATATTGTGGTAAATTAAATTTATCAGACAAAGGAGTTCCAGAAACGTTTGGAGTTGTTGTTTGTGGAGTTTGTGCAGTTTTATTTGCGGCTTGTTGTTGTAGATTTACAACATATGCTTTTGCTTTATTATAAGCATCCACTCCTCTTTGACCAAGTTCTTTAGCAGTTAATGAATCATCCATTGGTTTAGTTGGATCTCCACCTAAAGTATCGATAACACCGCGTCTTACAGCATCAACTTGAGCAGGATTAACTCCCATTGATTTTGCATACCTGTTAACCCAATCTGGTGTTGTAGAATCAGATTGTACTGTTGGAACATCATTCCAACTTCTATCTTTTGTTTGTGTAGTTGTGTTTGTGGGAGTCGTGCTTGTATTTGGAGTAGATGAAATTCCTCTGCGACGATTTAATTCTGCTTCCATGGCTTTATATTCATCAGTTTGATCGCCCTTGGGTTTGCGAATATTTCGCATACGATTTTCAAGTTCAATATTGCCACCTTCATTTTCTGGAATGGCGGGACCACCACTCGGAGGAGACCAAGCATTAACTTCTGATATCAACTTAAGTTGATTTTCCAAATATTTAATTTGTTCGTTTAAAGACTCTACTTTATTTTTGTAAAAATTTGTAATATAATCCATAAAATTATTTATAAATATTTTCATGTTTAAACGTTCAAATGGAAAATCATTGGAAGAAACTATAAGATTACTTCACCAAAAGTATAAAAATAGACCAAGCCCACTTCAAATTATGAATGAAAACACTGGGTTTGCTCCAACTCAAGTACCTCAATATATGAGGCAGTCAAAAGATATTAGAGATAATCTTTTAGGTAATTTTATACCACATAAAGATACCTTTAGATAATTGGTACTTATAGTTACTTAAGATACTATTTTATAGGTTTATTTATTATACTATAGATAACCTATAGTTACCTTATAGGACTTAAAAGTCTGTAGTATATCTTAGTTCTTTTGATGCGCAAATAAATAATTACATGATTACAGAAATAGATCGTCGTGATTCGACATCTTTGTATTTATTGAAAACAGTCAAACTTACCAAAAAAGGTTTTAACGAGTTGTATTCAAAAATTACAAAATTGCAAAAACAACCATTTGCAAAAATTTATGTGTTTGTTCTTCCAATGATACTACCGGATTTACTGAAAGAAATTAAAAATAAAGATTTGCGTATCAAAAATATGGTATCAGATAACAAGTTGTTTAGATTGGAGTTTTAATGGAAGAAAAGAAAGATTTAAACTTCAATCAAAAAATCACCAAAGAATTGCTTGATCCATATAATTATCTTACTTCAAGAAAAGTAATAAATTATCGTGCAGGAGATCTTCAAACAGATGAATATAAATCAACCGAAGATGAAGATTCAGAATATCGTTCCTATATTATTCGTACATATGGAAGTTATGACAATTTTTATAGACAAAAAAAAGTTATAAGAACAGCTCAAATATATGATCCGCTAGTAGATTTTTTTATTGATGTGACTATTGTAAAACCTGATGCGGTATACAAAACAGACCATATTTCTGCATATGAAACTATTATGGAAAATTTGACAGGAGTTTGTTCGGTTTGGTTTGTCAAAAAAGATGGAAATACAAAAAGATTGAATTGCACTCTTGAATTATCAAAAATTCCAAGTGCCCAAAGAAAAACGAGAAACGAATTTTTCAATCCATTACCAAAAAACCGAATTGGGGTTTGGGATTTGAATGAACAAAAATGGAAATCGTTCTATATGGGAAATGTATTTCGATTTGTTCGTGACGACAGTACTTCTGTTGAATAAATATTTTTATCATGTCTCAAGAAGATTCCAAAAAAATCGAACATCTGTACGCAGTTCTTTTTAGGGAATCTAAAATTATTCTTGCAAATTACGAAAAGTATTTGAAAGACAAAATCACTTCAAAAGAACTTGCACAAAAAATGTTAAATCTTCGTGATGCAATTATTCGAATAGAAGAAGCAAACAAATAATTGACATAAAAAAATAACGTGACATAATAAACGTCATGATTGTCAATTACGAACCAAAACTAGATTATTCAGATGTTCTTATTGTTCCAAGAATAAGCGAAGTAAAATCTCGTAAAGATGTTATTCTTGATGTAGAAACGGTTTTTAAATGTGGTAGATCGTGGTCAGGTGTTCCAATCATGGCAGCAAATATGTCAACGGTTGGAACCCATCAAATGGCATTGGTGCTGTCTGAATATAGAATGGTTACGTGTCTACGTAAAGGTGGAGAATATTATTCCAACTTTATTACTGCAAACCCAGATAAAGAAAAATATGTGTCATTGACTTTGGGACTCGATGCAGACAGCAAATTGTTTGTTGATTCGTCAAAAATTAAAGATCCAACATTTGTTTGTTTGGATGTTGCAAATGGTTACATGACTGAGTTTCATAACTTTACAAAGAAAGTGAGAGATAAATGGCCGACTTCGATTTTAATTGTTGGAAATGTTGTGACCCCAGAGGGGGTAGAGGCATTGTCAAAAGTTGGAGCAGATCTCGTCAAGGTGGGAATCGGATCGGGATCGATGTGCTTGACCCGCCGAGTAGCCGGAGTGGGGTATCCTCAACTCTCGGCGGTAATAGAGTGTGCGGAAACAGCCGCAGCGTTAGGTATTGGGATCGTATCTGATGGTGGAATTGTATACCCTGGTGATATTGCAAAGTCTTTTGTGGCTGGATCTGCTTTCGTCATGGCGGGAGGAATATTTGCTGGCCACGATGAGTGCGGAGGAGAGATACGGCACACAGCCAACGGTGAGATGCGAATGCTTCACTATGGCATGTCTAGCAAAACAGCCAATGAAAAATATAATGGTGGACTTTCCGAATATCGGGCTTCGGAGGGTAGAACTGTCGAGGTTCCATACAGAGGGCCTGTTAAGAACACTGTTCAGGACATCCTTGGTGGATTGCGTTCTTCTTGTTCTTATGTGGGGGCCAATTGCTTGCCTGATCTGTATTCCCGTGGTACTTTGGTTAAGGTCAATCGCACTATAAACAATATTTTTGAGAATCAGGAAATATGAACATTTTTGTTTTGGACAACGATGCCGCCACTTCCGCCCGCATGATGTGCGACAAGCATGTAATCAAGATGATTCTTGAATCTTGTCAGTTGCTTTCAACCGCACATCATGTAATTGACGGTGATCCTCTTATTGTTGTTTCAAAGAAGCGTAAGTATAAATCTCATGTGTGCACCAAGAAAAATATTTGCAAGGCAACGATGATCAATCATCCTTGTACTATTTGGACCCGTGCCAACAGATCAAATTATATCTGGGTTTGGAAGCATGCTTATGCCTTGTGCAAGGAATATACTCGTCGTTACAATAAAGTGCACAAGATGGAGCACATGTTGACCGAAGAACTTTACAATCCTCCTGTTAACATCCCAAAAGGTAAGTTGACTCCATTTGCTCAAGCAATGCCTGATCAATATCAGCATGAAAATGCTGTTGTAGCGTATCGATCTTATTATATTAACGAGAAGGCTCGGTTTGCTCGGTGGAAGGCGACTGAGGTGCCTGAGTGGTTTCTGAAGAAGACTTCTTCTGTTGTTGACGAGTTGATTCCGTTCTGATAGCATCAGCCAACGATTTCATCCGTGGAGCAATTCCAGTTTTTTGTTGAACAGAATCTCTATAATCTTTAGCATTCAAATATTCATTTGCAGCACCCTCATAATCACCAGAATTCAACATTTGTAATGCTTTTGGAGATTTACCCAACATTCCTCTGAAATGTTCTGATGCAAGTTGTCCTTGTAATTCTGAAGAGTATGAATTAAAATTAGGCACCATTTTTTGTACTTGTGGAATGCGTGTACTTACATCGCGCATCAATAATTGATCTGCTTGTTCTGGTGTAAGTTTTCCTTTACCACTCAAAATATTAGGATCAATTTTTAAATCAGAAAATATTTTTGAAGATTGTGGTGTAATCAAATGTCCATGTCCGATTGTCATTAAACCTTTGCTATCTTTATACGGAGATAAAATTTTATTTTCGTTTCCTGCGGACTCATATTGCTTGATTACTTTGCATATGCCATTGATATCGCATTGAGTTTGTTGGGAAGATTCCAATAAAAATGTTTTAAATGATTTCATAGAATTATTGTTTGCAATTGTCAGTATGAGTGTTATAATCAAACAACACAAAGGATACATATGAACGTAAAAGTATTTAGATTAAACTCCGGTGAAGAAATTCTCGCACGTTTTGAAGAGCAAGATACCGCTTATGTGCTCAAGGATCCAGCAATTTTGGTTCCTATGCGTGAAGGACAAATTGGTTTGATGCCTTGGATGATGTACACAAAGGCTTCTAAAGGTGTAACTATTCCAAAGACATTTATTGCGTTTATTGTTGATCCTCTCGATGAACTCAAGAGTCAGTATGACTCCAGTTTGAATAAGGGCATCGTGGCTCCTTCTCAGGGTGTTGATCCGCTGAGTAAGCTGAAGCTGACGGTGTAAAATGAATGAACATAGATCATGTGATTGAAAATTATCTTCCGATTGCCAAGCCGTTGTCGATGGCAATGGAGCGTCAGAAGAAGCATATATCACTGGTCATATACAAGCGCAAAATTATCGCGGTGGGTCAAAATGTTTTTAAGACCCACCCCGATACTTTGCGTTTGGGATATAGGTGTGCAGATATGCATTCGGAGTTGGATGCATTTAGAAAAATACCAAAATCTTTGCGTAGTGAAAAACTGATTCTATTGAATTTTAGATTCAATCGTTTTGGTAATGTTAGAAATTCTAAGCCATGTCCAGTTTGTGCAAAATGGTGCACTGAAGTGTTTTATAAAATTTATTACACTACTGATGAAGGTATACAGATACTCTAAATATTATACCATGTCTTGTATAAAAACACTTTTAAATTTTCAAACAGAACTTCGTCTACATCACTGGGGAACCAAGTCATACGCAGCCCATAAAGCATTAGGAAAGTTGTATGAAAACTTGGATGGATTAATTGATACTTTTACAGAAGCCTACTTAGGTATTAATGGTAGGGAAATATTAAAAGAAGTCAATTCTCTTGAATTGAATGGTCCATTTAGAACAAATCCAGTAAAAGTTGTAGATTCTCTTGAAGAATATTTGATGAAAGAATTGCCAAATCAAGTTGGAGAAGACCAAACAGCGTTGTTAAATATACGTGATGAGATGCTTGGTCTGGTTCAACAAACCAAGTATCTCCTAACGCTAAGTTAAGGAGTTACAAATGAAAATCCCAGAGCTAGTTTACGAAATTCGCAACTTGGCTCGCAAAGAAGAAGATCCTGTCAAAAAGGATCTTTTTTATCAATGCGCCAAATCAATGGAAATTCTTGGTAACATTGCCAAGATAGGTGATCTGATTGTAGCAGAACAAAATGGTTCTACGGGCCCTATTAAAAATACTGATGAAGAAATAAAATGGGCTATCGATGATGAATCTCTTCAAATGATGGAAGAACATATCCAAACATTAGTCCACTATAATTTTATGGGCAAAAATGATCGTTGGCCATATGATAATCAAAATATTAAATTATTTGTTCCCAAATATTTAAAATCTCAAATTGTAAATGATTCCAACATTGAATAAATTTTGGGTGGAATAGACCTATGACTCAAAACTGCCATATTTGATGGCATGATTTTGAGAACATATTTACTAAAATATGGGCTTTTCTTGTAAGTTCCATATTTTCGTGTCTTTTCCATTAAAAAATGAGTATAAATGTAGCAATTTGCGCGTTTTGCGTAAAGTTTTTTGTCTATTTTAAGATTAAATTCATCAATAATCTTTAAAGCACGCTTTTCACAGTCTCTTTCCATCGCCCTAACAAGCAAAAAAGCCCTTTTCAGGGTTTTTTTATCGTAATCTTTGCCATTAAACCAGTTTTCTACAATAACTCCGGCTTTATCTGATTTTTTATAGACTTCTACTTGATTTATATACTGTAAAAAATGTCCATATTCATGGACTAAAGTTTGTAAAAAATATTGATTGGCTCCAGCAATACGAATGACCTTTTCGCCCTCATGAAAATAACCTTCGCATCTGGAATTTCCAGAATTTACAAATTTTCCACGGCCAATAATAAGTTTCATTCCGTATTGTGCAAGATGTTGTTTCACAAATCTTACAAACTGATGATCGCTTTGAGCCATGAAGCCTCCTCAGTCAATATTATTTAGGGAATTGCTTGACAGTCAAGATATAAGATGTATATTAAAGCAACTTCTTATAAGAAAGGAAAGTTTATGGAAATTACTACTGTTGATCGTCCGACTAAGATTCAGAGGGTGTTTGATTTTATGCGCAGTGGGTCTCCACTAACTGCAGGTGAGGCACGTAAGCGTTTCCGTGTCACAAATATGCGCGCAACGATGCACGACCTGCGTGAGGCTTTTGATCGGTTTGATATGAACTACACTGTAGTTCGTGAAACTCGAAATGGTCGCTCGTATTATCGAGTTGCCAGAAACCGAAGTCGATAAAATTAAAATTTGGAGAAAAAGCCACCGAAAGGTGGCTTTTTCTTTTGGCATAAATATTTTATAAACAGGTGATATATGACTTCTAAAAAATGTTGTTGTGGTCGTGAATGTGAATGGTGTAATCATGATCAAAATGCAAATGATCCAAGAATACGTCAAAGCAATTATAAAGAAGTCACTGGCACTATAACAACAGAAATACCAAGTGTTGGTCATCCAGTACTTAATGTTGATTATAATAATGCAGTATATACTTATTATGGTGTTCCCCATAAATCTTATTTAAGAACACCGGCTCCAGCATCTAGTGATTGGAATAAACAAACGGGATGGGGTACAGGTGTATTATATGGTGACATTCAACCATGTTGGTTTAACGGAATTAACATGAAAAATGTTACAGATGATAATGCATTTCATGAATTTAAATTTATTCTCAGAATAAGAAAAAAAATAAACAATAATCCAACAGATTCTGAAATTGATATCAATAGCCCCGACTATGAAGATGTTGTAAATATTTCTTGGAATGGATATGGAAGAAATATTAGACCACATCCAGATACATGTGGATCCTATAATATTACATCACCATTATTTTTAACTGCAGACAATGGTTGTGGAATATTTGCTTCGATAGATGAAAATGGAAATAGTCCATGCGAAATTGATTTTGCAAAAATGCCACGGGGACCTTGGCCATATAGATTAAAAAGAAATCTGCAGCCAGATTATCAGTCCGATTATTGTTGGTCAAGAAATGCAGAAGGTGATAGAATATCACCATTAACCGCAGATCAAGCAGTAAAATATAATGAAACTGCTCCAGAAAATCAAAAATGTCCTGTAACAGAACAATCTTGTCAATTTAGTGGGGATCCTGAAAATCCTTATGCATCTTGTTGTCAGGGTACTTCAGATATTTTTTGTTCTAGTTCAGAATTTTGTAATATGTTGGATGAAGAAGGTACGCCATATGGTTGGGAAGATTGTCCATATACATGTCTAGGATTTTCCAAATATAATAAAACTCCAGATACTTTAGATAATTTAAGATTTTTTTGCTGGTGGAACCCGTATAATAGATATACAACACCAGAATGGGATGTTTTAGATAAAAATATTCAATCTAGTAGAAAACTTAGCATACATGTTATAGTACCAACTACAAAATCGGGTGTAGATTTTTGTGAATATCATAATCATGGCACAGATGTAGGATTTGGTGAATGGTCTTTTGGTATGGATCTAGAAGCACCGGGAGAAATTGAAACACTTGAAAATAGTGGATTTATTTTTTCAAATGGAAGAGAAAAAAAAGGAGTTTGGATAAATAAAACACCAACAAATGCTTTGAGG